CAGCGACAGCCATTGCCAGCGTGGGTGCGACACCCTTGAGAAGATTGAGTAAGTCATTCATTTGCTTTCCTTGAGTTCTCGTTTGAGTTTACGCAACTCCTTGATTTCCTGTTTTAACTGAGCCTTCATGTACAAAGTTTCCACATACGCCATTGAGGTTGTACCCACAACAATACATAGCATCACGGCAATTAAAACCCACCAGATAAGTTTGACAGTTGCCACATTAGCCATCCAAAGATCAATGAAATAAACATAACAGCAACCAAACTACTTATCTTCTCAATCTGGTGAATTTCCTCTTGTTCTTGTTTCCATCTAGCAATTCGAGCCTTCCTGATCATCTCTGACCTTGCCCACGACTGCTCTTGCTCGATCTTGCCGTACATTACCAAAAATCTGCTGTACAAATCCTTCAACTCTGCTGGCGCGTAGACCATTGCCTCTCTGACCTGTTCTAGCAACTTCTCCATCTGTAACTGAACTAATACCCTCTCGATTGCTTTCTTGCTGGTGTTCTGGCTTGGGTCATAGTTAGTCTTGCTTGTTTCCTCTAGCTCGATGTAGTAGTTGTTGATCTGCTGTTGTGTGTCAAAGAGCAATCCAAGATTTTCACCAATGTCCTTAATTAGATTTAGTTCTAGCTGTTCGTAGGATTGTGTGGCTGCTGCTGTTTTGGCTGCTTGCTTGGCTGGCGCTTTCGCCACAGGCTTTGCCGTATCACTTGCAATCTTTTCTTTAGGTGCGAATAGTCCGATGAACCAACTAAAAATATTCTTGATTGCCTTAACATCGTCCAAGACTCCTTCGGCAGTCTTTTTAGCAGACTCAAGCTGAATACGACCTTGGTGTAAAAAGTCGCACCCCTGCTTAATAGCGCTGACAGCGCCTTGTGCCAATAAGAGAAGACTGAAAGGGTCAATGCTTTACCTCTTTATAAATCTGGTAACACTTGTGGCAGATCATCAAGACGGTGTAGATCAGAGTCGCCCAAATCAAGACTTCGCTGACCTGATAGCCAGCGACAGTAGCCAATGACACGCCTACTGGCGGTGCTACCTTGGCTGCAATAGCCCCTACGGTTTCTTCTTGGTGTGTCACGCTGTCACCTCAACCCATGCCAATGTAGCCTCGTTCCAAGAGTAACGCTTGCCATCCGTAGGCATTGGTGTAGGCGCAGACCACAGACAAGTTTCCTCGCTCATAGTCCATGATGGATATGGTTGTGGAGGTATGAACGCATCACGACCTGAGTCATAGGTGTAACCCACACCAGCGTAGTTCTTACGCAAAGGTGTATTGCCATTAGCATGAACACCGCCATGTGTGTTGTATGAGGTTTGCACCCATCCGTGACCAAAGATGCCAGAGTCAATGACATCTTGTTCTGCCACTATGACCTGAACTACTAACCCGTTTTCTACTTTTGCAAAGTGTGACATTTTTTTCTCCTTATGCCGTGTATGTACCTGAACTGTTATAGGTCAGAATTGTGTTTGCGCCACTTGTTGTGACAGTTGGTGAGCCTGTGGTTGCACCTGTGTATCGTGTTGTTGGAATGGAAAGAATGACAACACCAGAGCCACCATTTGCGCCATAACCATTTCCACCGCCTCCACCTCCTCCTGTGTTGGCAGTTCCCGCAACCGATGCCGAACTAGTGTCGTTAGGAGCAGCATTTCCACCGCCACCAGAACCGCCTGTACCCGCATACGAGCCTCCACCACCGCCAGCATAGGTTACTGAACTTCCAGTTATGCTCGATGCTGTGCCAGACCCCCCAGTACCTCCAACTGAAGCGCCCGCATCTCCGCCAACAGACGAACTACCTCCACCGCCACCGCCACCATAGTTGTTTGGCTGTCTACCAGTTCCACCCGCAAATCCTTGACCAGAAGTTGCTGTTCCACCATTTGATGGAGAGACTGCACCGCCACCACTACCTGACCCGTGACCTCCGCCCCCGCCAGAGCCGCCAGAGCCGCCAGAGCCTGTGTTGGCAGTTTGGCTACCTCCGTAACCTCCACCAACTGCGCCTGTACTTCCATTGACTAAAGTTCCTAATAAAGAATTAGAACCATTGGTAACTGTTGAAGAATTTAGTCCACCAGTTCCTCGACCTGTTCCACCAGCACCTACTGTAATTGTGTAAGTAGTTGTAGGAGTAAGACCCAAACCCGTAGCAGTTAACAATCCACCTGCGCCACCGCCACCAAATGAACCGCCAGCACCGCCAGCAACTACTAAGTACTCAATAAAAACGAGGGGAGTCAAAGACCCGCTAGAAGTAAATGTGTGAATAGTGTTGCCACCAGAAGATGTGACTGTTCCACCACCAAACACTTGTGAGCCAGCGTAAGAGATGATTACAACGCCAGAGCCACCATTGCCTCCAGCACCATCTGTGTCTGATGTAACACCACCACCACCGCCACCGCCAGTATTTGCAGTCCCCGCAGTTCCAGCCTGACCATTTGAACTTGCTCCACCGCCACCTCCGCCATTACCGCCAGCGCCTCCAGTTGCTGTTCCTGCTGAACCAGCCACACCACCACCGCCACCACCACCAGCGTAGTAAGTTGAACTTCCAGATATAGATGAGGCAACACCTACGCCACCAGCACCAGATTGACCAGATGCGCCAACTGCGCCAACTGCGCCAGCACCTCCACCCCCACCAACTACCCAATTTTGAGCATTACCAGCATTACCGCCAGCATTTCCTTGTCCAGAAGTACCAGCGCCTCCGTTGTAAAAAGTGCCACTTAATGCACCACCGCCACCGCCAGAGCCACCAGTTGCACCATTGCTACGATACCCGCCACCACCGCCACCAGTTGATGTGATTGACCTAAAAATCGAATTACTACCATTATTAGTAGTAGCACCAAAAGTACCAGCACCACCAGAACCAACAGTAACTGTATAAATTGAATTGCTATCTAAAATTAAACCAGAACCAGATAACAAACCACCAGCACCACCGCCACCAGTACCAGCACCAGAAGACCCGCCACCACCAGCCACTACCAAGTAACTTGCTGTCAAAGAAGACAAAGGAGATAGTGTTCCTGATGTAGTAAATGTGTGAATAACATTAGAGCCACTTGTAGTGACTACTCCACCACCAAACTGTTGTGGGGCAGGGTATGAAATGATGACTACACCAGAACCGCCGTTTCCAGCAATAATCGATGCACCGCCAGTTCCTTTTCCAGCACCGCCACCACCACCGCCAAGGTTGGCAGTTCCACTTGTGCCGTTTGTGCCAGTACCATTATTGCCAGTACCACCGCCCCCCGCACCGCCAGCGCCTTGCGTTCCCGTACCTTCCAATCCACCACCACCACCTCCCGCATAGGTAACGCTTGAACCTGTAATTGACGATGCAGTTCCAGCGCCTCCTGTTCCACCTACTCCAGAAGAACCGTTTGTTCCAGCCGCACTAGCGCCACCACCGCCTCCGCCGTAAGAATTACCTGCGGCATCTCCAAGTCCACCATTACTTCCCTGACCTGAAGTTCCTGTTCCAGCAACACCACCCCCACTACTATAAGAGCCGCCGCCACCAGAACCACCATTTTGTCCAGAATTTGTTCCAGTTGTTCCACCAGCACCACCGCCTATTGAAGTGATTGCGTTAAATACAGAATTTGAACCGCTTGTGTTGGAGTTAGAAGTTATGTTAACTGCGCCAGTACCACCAGCACCAATAGTTACAGAATAAGAAAGAGTCGGGTTAAGTGTTGTTGTTCCAGACAGCAAACCACCAGCACCACCGCCACCACCCGCAAGTGCGCTTTGTCCAGAGCCGCCACCACCCCCACCAGCAACCACAAGGTAACTAGCATCAACCGATTGCAATCCTGTCCACCCGAAAGCAGCTAATGCAGCAGCACCAATCTTGGATAAGCGAGGCATCTTTTGTCCTTATGCGAACTTAGTAACAGAAGCCAAAACAGTAAAGGTTGCACTTCCTGTCTTAATAATCACATAAGTGTAACTATCAATAGAACTTGCATTGCCAGAAGTAGGTGCAGAACCACCTTGCCACTTAGGAGTGACAGACGAACCATCTACTTGAACAGCAGAGTTGTAGTAAGCAGTCGAGCCATTAGTCACCAAGAAGGTAGCAGATAAAGACTCTCCCGTGGACATAACTGTATTGAGTGATGTACCGCTAGACCCTCTAAAGTTCACAGTAAAGTTGCCACTAGCGTTAGTGGTGTAGTACAGAACCGATTGGGTTGTTACATCGTAATTGATAGTGCCTGTTGCCGCAGTTGCAGAAACAGTTGCAACTTCCAAAATATTAGAAGTCTTTAAGTCAGCTACAGATGAACTTCCCGCAAAGGTCTGCAACGCAGTAAATGTGTTCGCCACATTGGTGACTGGAATGTTTGCACCTGCAAGCGTTGCAGCTCCAGTACCGCCTTTAGCAATCTTTAGGACTGGACCAGCATCAAACAGAGCGTCGATGGAGTCCAGATCGGTATTGATCTTTGTACCCCAAGTGTCTGTGGACGCGCCTACCTCTGGCTTTGTCAGTAGTAGATTGGTTGTGGTTGTATCTGCCATAGTTCACCTTCATGCGGGGACTTGCGTCCATGTTTCTGAATTGTCCGATATTTCCGACCAAGTTTCTGGTGTGTCTGCCTCTGCCGTCCAAGTCTCTGCCGTGTCTGGTATTGCACCCCAGCCAAAGCCAATCATTGTCCCGACCGAGCCAGATGCCTCAACCCCTATTATCGCAATAGAGATGACATTTGTAACGCTACCGACTGAGCCAGTACCGTCAACGCCAGTAATAGCAACAAAGGAGATTGTCTCTGGTGACATCGTGCCGACAGCACCAGAAGACGAACTACCTGTAAGAATTGGAGATACTAAGACCGAGTTAACAGATAAAGCAGACGCATTACCTGTAATCGCAATGGTTCTGGAGATGCCAACCGTTCCGACATTACCTGTGGCGACATTGCCGTCTTCTTGGATTGATCTGTCGTCTAGTAATGTGCCAACCGCAGTAGTAGACGAGTTGCCACTAATGACAACATTACCGATGCCATAAACACCCTTGCCGTAGTAGCCAGAGCCGTAAGCAGCCATCTTGCTGCCTCTTTATTAAGCGAGTCTGATCAAGCCTGTGCTTGAATCATTTGTCGGCATGGTTAAGGTAAATGTTCCAGCCGTTACGGTCTGAGAACCGAAGGTGTGGACGCTGACTGCCTTGTTTGATTGGCTTGAGTTGTAGATCAAGACCGCATCAAAGGCAGTTGATAGGGTCACATTAGAGTATGTGATGCTGGCGCTTGGAGTGACAAATGCCGTCGTGCTGGTAGAGCTTGGCGCTGTGCCAAATGTCACCGTAGCACCGCCAGCCGTGTAGTTAGTACCAGTCACCTCATCAGTAGACGAATAGGCGGTTGTCGTTGCGTTGACTGTGGCAGAAGCCAAGTACAAGGCAGCCTTGAATGTGTCGGCAGTACCTGCTGTGTGAGCTGGGACGCTAGTAGAAAATGCGTGTACAGCGTTGAGCAGATCAACCTTGAAACTTGTACACATTGCTTGTGTGTTTGCGATGATAGTTCCCTTCTTGGGTTAAACCCAATTCAAATTTCAGCTCAAAGATTGAGCGACTGCTTCACCAGTCACATTTCGTTTTAAGGTCATATGGACTGAGCGATGCACAAGCTCGCCTTCTAGCCAATATTCCACCCAGTTCGTCGTCTCGTTGTCGGTGTCGATTGAGCCTTCTCGCTTCTCTAGCAAGGAGACATCCATCTCACCCTTTGTCGTGTTCACTAGCATCTGTTATCCCAAAGTCCTTGCGCGTGCAATCAATACACCGCCAGTTGAAGAGCTACGATCATCTGCTTGCGTGACCTCTTCTAGACCAGCTCGGTACATCGATGCCCACACAGCAATTCTCGCATCATCTTGAAGATAAGGAGCTGCCTGCATGAGAGCACCATACAGATAAACATCAGGTGCAGCAGTCAATAACCAGTTTGTTGTGTTGCTAGTTGATAACTTACTCAACTTTGCGTAATAAATCAACTCACCTGTGTAGGCAGTATCTGGTACTGGTAGGTAGCGAAACTGCTCACCCACCACGGTAAAAAATATAGGTTTAGTTGATGTTCGATATGTAACCGCCAGAGTGTCCATTGAGTCAATAGTCTCGAACTGCAATGGCGTGACTGGATTGGTGTCGAGCTTGAAAGACTTAACTTCCAAGAAGTTATCTGGTACTGCGGAGTATTCGGTAGTGATCGATGCAGTAGCACGCACGATCATCTGTCTGGTGCGCAGATTACGCTCGATCTGAGCCTCTGCCAGAGAGATAAAGTCTGGAATAGCAGTAGTCAGGTCTGAGCGATTAAGCCAGTCCCCGACCGAAGTCTTCAGTTCAGCATAGGTTGTTAACGCCATCTTCAGCCTTTTCTGCTTTCTCAAGATCACGCATCACCCAAGTGTGATCGTGCTTGAATTCAAAAGTCCCAATGTGTCCGATCTCTTTGGACACATCATGGTCAATGTAGATTTTAAAGCCAGCAGCCTGTGCTTTACGGCAAAAGAATACATCCTCTCCAACATACCCGCGCTTGTCGGTACGCCAAGGAGTCTCGAACCAAGGTTCACTCAAAGCCTCAAAGACCTTGCGTTTGATCAGCATGACACCCATGCCGATTGAGCCAACTTCCTCGATTCCTGTGGAGTCTGGCATTGTGTAGACCAGCACGCGCTCACCGTTCTCGTCATAGCGCTGTGCAGTTGGTCCTGTGGGCATTCTGCGCCTTGCGCAGTTCGTTGCCACGATGTCCAAGTCATGCGCCAAAAGTCTCTCGATCATGTCCTGCGGGAAGGTCATGTCCGAGTCAACAAACAAGATATGGGTACAACCCTCTGCCATTGCGTCTAGGCACAGATCAGCACGCTGGGTCTGGATAAGTGTCCCTTGCATAATCTTCAAGGACACAGCATCAGTCGTGTTAATCGTGTGGTGCGCCACCATGTTCACCATACAGAAGGTGAAATTAGCGTGAACCATGTCACGCGCTGGTGTGCAGACTGCAATGTAGTTTGGGGTCATACTTTTCCTGATCTAGTTCTGAAATACTTGTTCTCTGGATCGTTGATCCACCTTTTCATGTAAGCCTGATCGTCTAGCTTGCCTTCAGCCTTGAGCTGGAAGTAGATAGACATCGGGATGCTGGCGACTCTGCTCCACTCGCCCCACCGAGCACGCTCATCAACCTGTGCGTACTCTTGCTTATTCTCTTCAATGATCGCAGTCACATCTTGCTGTGTGTGAATCGTTGCCTGATTCGTTTCATCATCAAATTCAAATGTGCGCGTGATCCCCT